AAGGTGAACTGCCCACACCTTTAGTCCCAAATGAAGTGGCTCTACCACAAGTAGCCCAATTAGGGTTGGGTTTTACACCCAGAATGCGCCGGCCTACAACTTGTAGTTCGATTGGCACGATATATGGTAGCAAACAGATCTTTAGGACCGCTACTGTTCAAGCATCGGTTTTTGGTATGAACAGAGCTTATCTGACTACGGAAGGGGTACCCAGTCCGTCCATGATAGAACGGCGCTTAAAGGAGCTCAACGTAGCCACAGAAATTAAAGAAGCTAGGATAGGTAGGTACTTTAACGCAATTATGGCTAGTGGGTTTTATGATAATGCTACATCAGTCTTAGTTTCTGCTCTAATTACTTATTATAAAGCTCTATTCTATGAAAAGAATACCTACACGACTTATGACATAGTTATAGGGTACGCGGTAGCTAACGGCATTAAGCGTAACGACGCCTATGAGACTATGATTGAATTGCGCAAGTATTTAGTTGATACTACAAAGCAAATGGGATGTCCTGAAGTGTCAGAATATTTGCTTGAACTGGCGGGTAGACTCTCACAATGGGTGTCTGATAGTCAGAGAGCAATGGCAGCTCTTACTGCTCAAGGACGCCAGTTTAATGAGTCGGATTACGTGTTAGTAATGCCAGTACAAATATGGGAGATGTATTCTTATGACGATGGTCATTCTCAAAGCGGCTTGCAGTTTGGTAGTCACTTTGGTTTTAAGAGTAATCGGTTTTTAAGGGATCCTATAATGGTACAGACTAGTTCACTAGATTTGCGTGTTTTAGTCGCTGGTGATTATCAAATACCTCTGAATGACGCTGCTGTCGATTCAGTTGCAAATAGGAAGGGTTACCTCAATTGCTCTGGTATGACAAGAGATGAAATCAAAATATTGAATAAGATACTATCTGGGAATAAAAGGACCAGCCCTTTTCTCATTGACCAGGATCTAGATTTAGAAATTGGTGAGCAAGAAGTATACGCTTATCACGTAAACCCTATTGATGCGCAAGCGGGCTTGACTTATTCTAGTACTATGGTAAAAACCTTAATCAATAAGTTAGTTATGAATCATAGATACTATGAAGACTTGTTATGTGCACAGAACTACCTTGTTAACTGGCTTGCACACCCAGCAACAGAGACAGTCGAGGCACATTGGTGGACT